ACAGCTGCAGCCGCTGAGATTGAACGCCCATATTGTGAGATCGCTGTCTTGACCTCTGTGAGCTGGCGCCCTGTGCTTCGAGTGAGTACTAAGTTTAGATCACTCATGATAATCTCAGCTGGAACACCAACTGAGATTGAGGTGAGCGCACTCCTCACCGCTTTCTTTGTGTCTGGGAGAATTACATCCTCAAAGACCTGAGAAGTGATTTGAGCTTGGATGGTGTCAAGCTCTGGAATTGAGGCGAGATCAAGATTGGGCTCAATGATTTGAAGCCCTCTCAACGCCGCCTCTCTGATCCTCTCCTGACTCTCAATGAACTCGTCAACAGCCAGCCCCATGCCGCCTCTCATGATGAAATCCATGAGTTGCTGATCATCGAGTTGAAGCAAGAGTTGAGGGTCTTGGGAGGATATCGCGAGCTCCATTAAATCAAGGAGATCGCGCCGCGCTGAGCCCATCGCTTTTTCAAACGAACGCTCAGCCGATACTTCAGCAATGAGCTGATCTCGTTTAGCTCGAGTGAGTTGAGCCAGAGGACCACGCCGCCCTTTGACCTGTCGGGACAGATCATCTATCGCTTTACGGTCAGCATCCTCTGATAACAGTGTGGGCTGAGCAGCTCCACATGTACACTCACTGAGCATCAACATAGATCAGGTCAAGCAGTTAGTAACAACGTGACCAAGCGTTGAGTCAATCGCTTGGACCGTGTGGTATTCATCAGCCCACACTGTACGACGTAGCCCGTCTGTGCTGTCGTATTGCCCAGAAACTCTAGAGCCAAACTCAAAGTTAAGAGCCGCGACAGGCATGGCCCTCACGCGCCCAGACATTTGAACGATTGAGTCAGAGCCCCTTAAGATGCCCATGAAGATGGTCTCTCCATTCCAAATATAAGCCTCTGAGCTAGCCGCGCCCGGTACTGCGTTATCCTTGAGAGCTTGGCCTACATGAATGTTAGGTATCCCAAGCACATCACGCAGCACTGCAATCACCGCCTCATCATTGAGGATGCGGCTACCGCTTGCGAGACCGTTGGAGGTCGCCCCCACGTACCCTCTGATCTCTGGGTTGCGCGCTAACTGCCGGAAGACATCGCGCCCAAAGATGAGGCTGTCTGGGTTGATCCCATGAGCAGCCTTAAAGAGAGTGTCCTTAAGCTCATGGAGGAAGGTGAGCGGCTCAGCACCAGCGGCATCAAATTTAATGGCCGGTGTTGAGTTGGCGAACGCTGCTGAGTCAAAGAGGACATCCGCAAAGCGCTGCTCTCTTGCGAGCTTCATCACTCGTGCAACCTTGCGCGCTGTTCGCTGTTCTTCGCTCCCTGGGTATTGTGAGTCGAAGATATCCTCCATAGCAATATGGTCGTCAGCGCTGTAAGGATCTGCCATGAATGTCAGGCTTGAGCGGTCAAACCCGCCAATTGTGACACGCGATGCGCCGGGAGCCCTCTTGAGATCGAGTCCAGCGCCGGCTCCCATGAAGTTTCGAGTCTCTTCAAGGAGAAGAGTGCCTGAGCGCTGAGTGATGGGGATGGTTTCGCAGACCTTGTCAGCAATAAGTTGGTCGTCACTAGGGACAGCCTCAACAACAAGATTGCTTAAGACTTCGTCAACTGGGTGTCTATTGCGGTATGAACTAGCCATTGGTTACCTCTTAAGTGTTGAGCGTGGAGGGTCCAACGAACAAGACCTTAATCTGGTCTCCAGCGCTGGCACTCGTTTGATTAGCATTAGGAATTACTCGAGCGAGTTGATAAAAAGTCGTGTCGCCTGGCTCGCAAGCTTGGACCTTTCCACCAAGAGCAGCTGCAAGGAGAGGAGTAGAGTTAAAGGTGAGTGACTCGCCAGCAATCACGCGAGTAATACCATGAATCACCACGTCAACAGGTTCACCACTTTCACAAGCGCGCTGTGCAACTCCAACCGCTTTGGCGTCTGTTTCAGAGTCAGTGATCACAACCTTGCCGGCGGCGTCAATTGATACAATCGCAAACTCAGTGATTGCCTCAGCCGCGATAAAAGTTAAAGTGTTGTAAGCGTTGGCCATGATCAGCCTCCATATGCCTTAATGTAAAAGTCAGGGTTTGAAGTACGGAATTGATTGAGCGCCTCGCTGTAGGAAATGCTCTTCTCAGCAGCTAGCTTTTTGATCTCTGCGTTTAGTGATTGACGGTTGATCTCTCGACCGCTGGCACCATGACCAACCTCTTGAAGAGGTACAGCCGCGCCGGCTGGACGCTCGCTGAACATCTGCCAGAACTCAGGCTGAATTTCTCTGAGCTCCCAAGCTTTGCCGGCAACGCTTTCTTGACTTGGCTCAATACGACCATCACGAAGAAGAGCGCTAACCGCTTCGCGCTTTTCGATCTCGCGCTTTTCTCGCTCGATGGTCTCAAGGCGCTTGGCCATTTGTTCATTCTTCTCACGAAGAGCATTGAACTCAGAGAGCAGCTCAGCGCTCACAGTCTCTCTCATCTTGTAGTGATCTTTCTTGTCTTCAGCCATCTTCTTCTCTTTATCTTCGTCTTCGCCCATCTTCTCTTCTTTGTCTTTGTCGTGCTCCTCGAGCGCGTTTTCAGAAGAGATCTTGGACTCAGCATCCATTTTCATTTCCTTGATTTGGGCCTCGAGCTGCTTGACCATCTCATCTTTAGCGATGAGCATGGCGCGAAGATCATCGAGGTCCATGTTGGCGAGGTCATCCATGTCTGCAAACCTTTCATTGAGGGTGACTCTGTCAATTTTAGAGTGTGATTGAGCTGGCCTTGGTGTAAGGGTGACCGCCAATAACTGAGCGGTTCCAATGTGACTTCCTCCAGCTCTGTCAAATACATCCCCGGCGAGAAACTCAGGGGAGCTCCACAAGACTCCACCGGCTTCAGCAACGACATTCAAGCCGCGCTCATTGTAAGCGGGAATTGCGTAAAGGCCATCTTCTCTCAGCTCAAGATCAGCGATGAGCCCCAGAGCGTTGCCGCTCTCTGGTGGAGCTGGTGGACCGTCTTGATAAGGAGAGGTGGCATGCTGCCAATCAATCACCACAGGATCTTCAGCGCGGCGAGCGTTGAAGACTCTGACCATTTCACTGAGCATCTCCATAGTGATCTCTTTGCCGATATCCTGACCGCTCATTCGAGAGCTGACTTGGCCCAGAGACAGCGTCTTGAAAGGCCGGCCAATTGTGAGGCCATCAGGAATGTCATAAGTGTGTTGAGTGGATAGCGCTTCAGAGTATGCCCTGAGCGCTTGCGCTTTTTTATCGGCGGCGTCCATTTGGTTAACTACCTTTCGAGCCCAAGCAAAGCCAGCGTCACCGCCCCAACCGTGCCAAGCTTGCCAGCCCTTCCCCTGGTCGCTCCAAGTTGAGCCCTGCTTGTCAGATTGGTGACGTGTGAAATAGGCGAGCATTCGGCGTACTGTATCGGGGCTCATCTTTCGACCGTTGGAGAGGTCGCGAGCTCGAGAGATGCCCACTGAGGTCATACCTCGCTGGGAGATGGGCTTGCTCTCTCTCACCTCAAGCGCTCGCCTTCCAGCCTCTTGCGCTCCTTTGGGGGGAGTGAAATCAATGTGATCGTATCGCTTCAGATTCAGCTCAGTCTTCTTCTCAGCTGCTGGCTTGGAAGGGTGACCATCAGGCAACAGATCAAGGTCACCGGTGTAAGCTTTCTTCCGCTCACCCTTGCCCACCAGTTTAAGGAACGCTCGAACGCGAGCCAGCGCCCAACCGTTCCGAGTCATACCAGGCCGGTGACTAACAGAGAAAGCGCCAGCGCCACGACGATAAACAGCTTTAAGCTGACCCATATTAACTTGGCGCTGAGCGTTCGTGTACCGTTCATTGTGGCTATCCCTCATATTCTCAAGAGCCTTCTGCGCTCGCTCACCAATCTCAATGCCGCCGCGTGAGCCGCTGGCTGATCCTTCAGGATTGGCCTTGCTTCCTCTGATGCGCTCTTGAGGCTTGGCCGGTGTTTGGGCCTTGGTCCTCTTCTTGATCGCCTTAACCATTACGCCGCCTCCTAATCAGAGTCTCAGCAAGAGCAGACACACCACCACCAGCAGAAGGAACGCGCGCCGCCGGCGCTCGCTGAGCATCCTCTGGCAAATCACCGGCACCAATCTTGGCTCTGATCACGCGCTCCAGCTCATCGTCTGGAGTGATGAGGCCAG